CGAAACCTGCATTTTTTAATATTGCTAAATCAGTCATTCCACCAGCAGAAGTTTTGCGTTGTCTAGCGCTCGGATCGGGGTAAATAATAATTTTTTTATTATATCGTGTTTTTATTTCATCAACCATTTCATTTGTATTGCTACTATAGATTTGTATTTCATCTATAACAATAATAATATCATTTTCTATTACAGAAACAACAGCACACATGGGTTCCACATTAAAATCTAAACCAATATGATAAGTTAAATGATTATGTCCTTGTGTATCAGATAATGTCGGTCTTAAAACTTCGTACCATGCTTGTTTATGAATATCTGCGAATTCGTCCATTACTAAGAAATCTAGGCCTATTCCACGCAAGCTATTTTCGTTATCTGCTCCTCGTAATGATATTCTAGAATTGTTTCTTAATACAATTGTTAGATCACTATTATTTATAGATTTTACCCATTTATGCTTAATCAACTTATCTTTTAATTCATTCCAACAAATTGATTTTGCTTGTCTATAACTAGGAGCAACATACCAGACTTTTTTATTACTATATCTAGCAAATTTAGCTAATTCATTTATTGCTAAATAAGTTTTGCCAAATCTTCGTCCTGTAATAAGTACACGAAATCTTGATGTATTAGTTATGACTTCTTTTTGAGGTTTCGATAAAGGCATCTATCCCCATTGATCTGCCATAGCTTCAGCAATTCCATGATAAAATTTACTTCTTACTTTACCTCTTTCTTTTGGTGATAATTTAAAACTTTCATAGTGCATTCTACTCATCTTTTTACCATTAACTAGAACAATATCTGGTTCTACAATTTTTGTTGGTTTTAAATTAGGCAAATTTTTTAACCACAAACAAGTTTTTTTAGTTACATTATGACCATATTCAAAAGGTTGTATTATCTGATTTGGTTTTTTTATTTTGGTTGATATAACACTTATTGGATTTTCTAATGCTATTTTATGTATAGGTGCATTTAATAATTTTCTTACAAAATCTAATGCCTCAATTTGTAAAGACCAAGGTTTTTTTCCCTCTGTAAACCATCTTGCACCACTTACAGCTAAATGAGTGCATGGTGGGTGAGCAATCATTAAATCCCAATCTTTATCTAAATGATTTAGGACATCATCTTTTATGTGATTTCCAGGACTTTCAGTATCTAAAATATCACATGAATAAGCATCATGCCCTTTTTTAGTAAAGGCATCTCTAACTATTCCTGAATATTCACAAGCAACTAAAACTTTTAATTTAGTCATATGACCATTGTAAAGGTTCTTCCGTTTGACTTGATTCTATTGTGTCCTGTTGTCCTAAAATATTCTTACCTAGAAATATAAGCATCGCTACATTACCTTTATCTGCTGCTTTCCATTGTAATTGTCTTAATCTTATTTTTCCATTGACTCTTCCTTTTGTCAGAAATTCCGAATAACTCTTTTCAATAAGATCAGCACTACAACCGAAAAACTCGCCTATTTCCTTATTTGTACAACCGAATTGAGCTAATTTGATTACTTGATCAGTATCTATTTTATATTTTTTAGGTCTTGCCATTCAATCCTCTTTCCCCTTGAGTATAGGTAATTTTTTTTTAGCAGACTTTTTATAATAAATCTAATTAATTTTTTCTGCTTTTATCTTTGTATAATTTTCAAATCTTTGAATAATCACATCAATATATTTAGGATCAAGTTCCATTCCAAAACAATTTTTATTAAGATTTTCACATGCGATCAAAGAAGTTCCGGAACCTAAAAATAAATCTAATACATTCTTTTTTGTAATAACATTGATAGCTGATTCAACAAATTTTACTGGTTTTGGACAAGTATGTAAGTCTCTCAATCCGTCTAATCTATCACTATTAAAATCAAAATAATCTAAATCATATCTTACTTTTTTAGGTAAACTTCCAAATAAAAATATAGGTTCTATCTTCCTAAAATGAGATAATTTTCCGCCTGTTTGTTTATTTCTAGATAGCCAATAAAATATATCTTTAGGCCCCTTTTTTATCCAATACTCGTTATATTTCCAACCGGCAGTAATAAAATTAAACTTTGAATATTTTTCCAATAATTGAAACCATTTATCACAAAAAGCAAGATATTCAGCTCCTTCTATATCTTTATAGGAGTTATATTCATAATCTAGGCCGTATGGAGGATCAATAAACGACATTTCTATTTCTTCATTATTTAATAATTTTTTTACACTTTCTTCATCAGTACAATCCCCACACATCAATCTATGACGGCCTAATTGATAGATATCGCCTTGTTTTATTCCTCTATCTGAAACTTTTTCTGGAATTTCATCTTCATCGCTAAAATATTCTTTATCATCTACAATAATTTTATCTAATTCTTTTGGATCAAATCCTAATAAATTTAGATCGTAATTATCATCTAATAAATCTGATATCTCTACATTCAATAAATCTAAATCCCAGGCACTATCTTCATTCAACCTATTATCAGCAATTCTATATGCTTTTGCTTTAGTTTCTGATAAATCTGCTATGAATACAGGAACTTTTTTTAGTCCAAGTTTTTTAGAAGCTAACAATCGAGTATGTCCCACAATTACAATCATTTTTTTATCTACGACTATTGGTTGTTGAAATCCATATTCATTTATAGAACTTGCAACTTTATCAATTGCTTGATCTTTTCTAGGATTATTATGATATGGAATTAATTTTTCTATTTCTATTTCTTGTATATTCATAAATATTCATTCCTCATTTCTAAATCATTTATTGCTTGCTCTTTTGTTATTAATCCTTTTCTTATTCCCATATCAATAATATCTTTGTTTCGTAAGGCATAATCCTTAATAAATTGAGTAACTTTATTATCTTTTATTGCATCTACAAACATTTTTACTCGTTCTTCATCTCTATTAACAACTCCAAAATTATAAGTTTTTTCTGGAATTTTATCTAAATATTTTTTTGCAGATAACCAGAAAGCCGGTTGTTTTGCAAATTCTTTATCTTTTACTGAATCATAATAAGAATTATATAATTTAGCTAAATCTTCTGCTTTATCTTGCCATTCTTTTTCTATTCTTAAAAAATTCTTTTCTGCAGTCCCTTTAGAAACTTTATTGATTATTTTATCCCAAAATAAATTAAATAAAGGATTATACTTACTAGGGGATTTATTGGTAGGGGTAGTGGTAGAGGTAGGGGGGTTTGTGCTAGGTTTTTTTGGACGGCCACCTAACTTTCCATTTACTTTAGAAGCTTCAATTCTTTTTGTAATATATAAATATTCTTGGAGTTGTCTTTCATTTTGATAATGATCGTTTATCAAAACAAAAAATTCATTCACTATTTTTTCACATGAAATTTTTTCTGAGTCAGTAATACAATTCGCTATTCTTAAAATAGTATTCATATCTTTAGGAAGTCCAGGACATTTTTTATTCCAATTCCAACAGAGCAGCCGTATATAAATTCCTATTTCTTGATTTGTTAAATGTTGTGTTCCTGCAATAAAATCTTCAGTAAATAAATACCAAGCTTTTAATTTTTCTTTAGGTTTCGAGTTCTCGTCTATAAACATATTCACCTCCATTTTTAATCTGTCTATAAAATTTTAAAGTGTATTCATCTATTTTATCATCAATTTCATCTGGCGAATAATCGTGAAAAATAAATTCGTCTTGAACTTTTGTAATAGCTTTATTCTGTGCTTTCAACCATAAACCTATAAAAACATCTTGGTTAACCTCATCTTCCGGTAGTAAAATTTTAGTATTTCTTACTTGGACGACGCGGGACATTTTTATCTATGATTTCTGTCAAATCTATTAAGCATTGTTCTATATTCCCTTTTACTACAAAAAATGGCGTATTTAAAGCAACAGATTGGACTTTCCATAATTTTTGAGAATTCGATAATTGTCCCTTTTCATTCTTCAATTCTACATAAAGAAGTTTTCCAGGAGGATATTCTATTATGAAATCTGGGACTCCTGCTCTAAATCCCATTTTCTTGAGTTTGATTTGATATTGGACTGATCTTTTGCCCTCATTTGCTACATGAAAATGTCTAAATAGATAAATATCGGATAATTCTTGTAATAATAGATTACAGGCGATTTGAATTGATATTTCTTTGGTCATAGGGGCTAGACATAAATCCAACCCCTATGTGTAGTATAATTATGGAGGTCATACTACAATTATTCTTATAGTTACAATGCCTAAAAAAAGAATAATTTAATTATTATCGAAAAATCCCCATAAAACAAGGATATTTTTATAAAAATAATGCTTCGCATAACCTAGACAAACTGATAGGATATTTTTAAATTAATAATATGGAGGTCAAAATGACTAATAATAATAATAGACTAAAAACTTATAAAGAAATCTTTTCAATGACTGCTAAAGATTTCCAAGACTTACTAAAAGAAAACACTGATACAAATTATCATACTGAAAATGTTTTATATTTAGCATTTAGAAGTGGTAATAAAAAATTTATTGATGAAGCAAAAATAGTTCTTGCTGATCATTTGACTCAAGGTTCTTTATCTCATGAAAATGCTAAAAGAAGAACTGAATTACTTTCTAGAATGAAATCTACATTTTTAGTAACTTATCAAAAAACTTTTTGGGAGTGTCTATAATGATTCCCAAACTTTTTAAATCTACTAAAAGAGTTGACCTTATCGAAAATGGTAAGGTCACTCATTATTTTAAAATTGAATTTATAGACGGCAGCAGTGCCGTCTTTGATAATAACTTTAATTTAGTTATGAGTAGTAAAATAATTAACAATAAAAAAAATGAAAAAACATAAATACTTTCCTTATGGATATATGAGTCAACAAATAAAAGGTTATTGTCCCAGAACAAGAAAACCTATTTTTGAATTTAATCATAAATTGCCAAAAAGAAAAACTTACTACAAATTGTGTTGTAAGGTTTCAATAATTTTGCTTTTACTATGTATTGCGATGTTAGTATTTGGTTGTAGCAGCAAACCAATCGTAGATAGTAGGGGCAAATCATCTGCAAATATCAATGGTGATATGAACAGATACCACGATGATTATTATACTTGTGAATCTATTGTAAAAGATAACACTAATAAAGTTATGGATACAGGAAAAACAATATATAATGGCCTTCG